AATTCTACTTCCATATTTATTCGTCCAGTCTCTGGCTATTTTTGGCTCTCTGGCCCATAGGTATCTTCGTTGTGCTTCTGATTTAAAAGGCATTATCTTCTTCCATCCGCTTGTATATCCAGTCTAAACGTTCCAAGTTTCCAGTGTTGCGTGGTACTTGTATTGTCAACTTTCAGTGATATAGCACGTGCGCGCGCTCTTGTATCTATTTTTGTTGTGCTGGTTGTAACTGTAAAAGGTCCAAGGGATGAACTCGCCTGCGAGTCCGTTGGATAATTCTTCAGGTTCAAAGTCACTCTTGCATCGCCAGTTTGTTGTAAGAAATCAGGAAGCACTCTTCTAATTTTCATCATGTACTCGCCGTCTCCTCTAAGATCTGCTCCTCCGCCCTGTGTTGCTGCTATGTCAAAATCGCCTGATTCAATGCTTGCAGCAATAGCGCTTCCAGCGCCTGCTTTAATTTGATTATTTCCTGTTTCGTGTTCATAGTAAACTGTAACGCCATCGGTATTGCCAACGGTTGTATCGCTGGTCGCATCAGAATCATATTCTGTTGCATGAGGCTTGCCAAATATATGCGAGTCTGACCAGGAACTTCGCGCCAGAGTGCTTGTAGTCCATACAGGTCGCTCTGATGTTGAATCCATATAGTTATAAGTTACCGATCTATTGTTAGATGCAGCACCGCTTCCTGGATAGAACCATGTAACTTCTCCAAACAAATTATTCAGTCCTGCAAAAATATGATTTCTTGGAACGGTATTAAGATCATCATAAACGTAGTCTTCAACCAGGCACGCCAGTGATTCCAGTTTACCCGTATACCTAAAGAAACCATTCTCCGACATCCAGTAGGCTGAACCATCTACTTCAACCGCTGCGTTCTTTCCTATAAGCCCGCATCCCGTTCCAACTTGCTGAAATGAAAATACGAAAGGAGCGCCAACAAATCTCATAATAAACAGAGCGTGGTCCGTCCAGACATAGATTGCATCACGTCCTCTAATAGCCGCTATGATCCGTGTTCCGTCGGCCAGTCTTTGTGTGCCAGCAGTGTTGGTTGCTGAAGGCGCATACGAAGTTGATGCGTTAATTGATTCTTGATCCGACCATCTAATATACATGTCGTCCTGCGTTGATGTGGTTCCAATCGTTGTTTCGGTTCCAAAGAAAAGCAAGTGCCGATCCGGCGTTGAAACCAGAGTCTGTCTTGTAGCTGTTGGAGCGTTGGCAACAATGGTTGCCCGTGTAGATGTGGCACTTGTTGCGTCAGAATCCCATTCAAACGTTGCACTATCCACGATAGTTGCAATAAGCTTATTTCCAAAATTGTCCAGGTGCCATAGACCAGGAGCCGTGATTACGTCTCCCGTTTGCGACGCGCCCCATTTCGTATAGTCTGAAGCATCGTAAACCGTTGCTCCGTCCGAGTGGGATGCGGCTGTGGTATTATCCGATCCTCTTGTTAATCCTGATAAAGTTCCTGTTCCAGTAGCATTGGCTGTATAAGCAATACGTTCACTATCTATTAAAACCGTTCCTGATGAAGGCATTGATGCTGAATTGTCTAGAACAATACTAGATGAACCTGAAGTTAATGCACCGTCTAATGTATCTGTAATTTCTCCAGCGACCGTACCTCCCCAGAGTCCCAGTCCCCAGCCAGCTGCCGATTCTTCAACGGCAGGACCTATTGAATAATAGTGCTTGACTCTTATTCCTCCGGATGTGGACGCTCCCGATCCGCTTTCATTGGATCCCATTTCAACGGTAATCGTTGTAGAAGTTGGAACGGTTGCCACTTGAAAAACTACATCGTTAAAATTACTTGCACCAAAATCAGAATCAGTAATAGTGCTCCAAGTATCTAAAAGAATAATATCTCCCTTGGAAATACTGTGATCTGATGCAAAAGTTATAGTAACGGTTGCATCGCCGTTTGTTGTTGTAAAAGCGTTGCTTAACGTTGTTGTACTTTTAAGAGGAGTAATGTCATAAAAAGCTCCTCCAGAGTACACGTATAAAATTCTGTTTGTGCCTAATGCAGCGTATTTAATTCCGCTGGCATTGACAAAATGGTGAAGCGCCGTGTTTCTTCCGGTCAATGTTTGATCGCCTAGTTGGGCCCATCCGCCTATTTTTTCAGGCGTGCCGTATCTAAAACGAACGTAGTCGCCGCCTATCCATTGGCCTTCGCCTCCGGTTGCAGTAACCTGCTTGTTGAATCCTGGTAAAAATTTTAATTTTTGTAGCATAATTATCTCGCGTTATTAGGTACTCCGTTTGAATTTACTAATGGTGCTTCTGCAAACGCTATATATACATAAGTTCCAGCTGCAGTATTTAATTCTCCATTTGCAGTATAAATTTTTGCTCCATTAGAAAGTATATCTAAATTTTTTCCTGTATTACCAGCTTCATTACTATTTGAATTAGCATTTAGTGGTAATGTATTTGTAGTTCCA